TTCATCTTGAGTTCATACTGCCTCCTTGTTTCCGCTTCTCTTAATTTACGTTCATTCTCGGAAGCAATTAACGCATCTTCACGATTCCTATCCTCAGTTCTCTGAGAATCTTCACGTTTATTCTCAGCACGACGAGTTATCCCACCGGCGATAGCAGACCCAGCGCGTTCAATTCCTCGACTTAGCGGGTTTTCTCTTGGTGCCGGTAATACTGTTATAGGCATTGAAGGCATATTATAATACTCCTTTTAATAGTAAGTTATAATTTATAGCCAGATAACCGTTTTGTTCTATTACGGCTTCAGGCACTATTTCTTGAATATCTTGGGCAATCAGGCCAAAACTCTTGCCAAACAAGCCTAAATCTTCTGCTTTTTTATTCCATTCCCAAATAGCACCCTTACCCGCCAGTTCAGGTATGAAATCAAACATGCTTGGCACATACTCTATATTGAATTTTAATCGTCTATCAGATGCCGCAATAGCAGCAGCAGCAGCCTGGCCACCAGCGCTAATCAATGAACCAGCAATACCGCCAGTCCCCTGTACCGCTACACCCGTCTGTGTATCAGTATTAACAAATCCAGACAGACCGGAGATAACACTCGGTAGGGTCGGGTTAGCTTCAATCCATTCCTGAATCTGAGCGTTAAGCTCATTCTGGTCCTGGCCCTGCTCGATACCAGCGACATTAATTAAGCTGGAGAGATTATTAATCTGTTGAGTTAATATCTCCTGTTCGCCCTTCCTCAAGTTCTGAGCTGCTTGTACGGATGATAAATCAATTCCAGCCGTTGACGCTTCCATCTTATCGATAGCCGCTGTAGTCAGACCTCTATCCTGTAGCAGATTGCGAGTCTCCTGTGATATCTTACCAGTTTCGGCTACATCTTGAATTATCTTACCCTGTGTCTCAACTACTTGAGCGTTAGTTAGGCCAACATTAGCCATCTGTTGTGCTAGGGTTCCTTTAAGTGTCGATATCTCTGTCGATGTATCCGCTTGGGTGGATGCTATGTTAGCTGCCGCCTGCATCTGTGCCAATGGGTTATTTTGGGCAGTAATTGAAGCTGGTACCGCCTGTAACGCTCGGTCAGCCGCATTTTCAGCTAGTTGCCTTCTCTGCTGCTCGTCAGACATTCTCGCCTGAGCGCCCAGTGAATTAATCTGCGATTCAACGTCACCACGCCCTCTAGACTCAGCCATTGCCCTGGCAGAGCTTGAAAAACCTGAACCAGCGAACGAAGATTTAATCTGCTGTAAAGTGTTTAGGTCAAAGTTTCTACGGGCAGGATCAGCAATGGATTCCTGTATAAACCTATCAGTAGTTTCCTTATTTATAGTAGTTGATGGATTACCAGACAACGAACGAGATAACGCTGCGTTAGTCTCACCCTGTAAAGGAGATGATAATGGATTAACCGTTGGTGCGTTCAAAACAGGGTTAGCAGGGTTTGTCGTTATGTCACTTGCAGACTTTTTGATAACATCTGTGTCAGCTTGAGTTACGGCATCTGCCGCTGCCGCTGGTACGTCACCTGCTGTGCCGCCACCTGTTGCTACTGCTCCAGGGGCGGGAGTAGCGTTTACGTCACCTGCGGGTAATGTAGCTGCGGCTGTTATTTCACTAGAAGTACGATTCTCTGTTGGATCACCACCTGCCGCTATGTTTGTTCTTACAGATGTATCTTCAGCGACCAGTGGGTTGATTGGTGCAGACTGCCCAGTACCAGCGGTTAGCTGAGTACCGCCCTTGAACATCTTCTCTTGGCCTCTTGAGTTAGTCAATACTTCAGGTCCATCTTCGCCAACGACAACTGAATCACCTCTACGGACAGGACCGCCTTCAACCAAGCCTTGTAATCCCGTCAAACCTAACAGCACATTAGGGTCAACATTCTGCTGATTCTGTTCTACTGCTAATGGGCTATTCTGGCTATTATCAATAACACTACCTTCAAATGTTTGGGGAACGACATTCAAATCCTGACTAGCTGTTATTACTTCAGGGCCATCCTCGCCAACCACTTGCCTGGTTAGTTTATCCTGCATTGTCTGTGCCTTATCATCTCGCTTTTGTCCCAGCAAGTCTAATATAGGGTTAGGCGTATCGCCAAATGACACATTCTCACCAGCAGGCTGAGTGGTACTCACGCCGGGAGCGATAATAGACGGGTCGCTAGTAATCGGGGATGGGGTACTGCCCAGATTGATGCCTCGCCGCGACAATATATCAGCCGCCGCTGTACTCTGCTGTGGACCAGCCATTACCTTATCCTGCAAGCTGGGTACTGTTCCCAGTAAATTCCTTTGTGTTTCAGTTAAATCAGCAACTCGATCACCCTGGAAGCCAGTAGCGAATGATTCTATTAAATCATCTAAAGCGCCACTTCTCACTAGCTGTCTAATATTAGAGTTGGAAGCCAGAAGGCTGGGGTCTATCTCACCGCCAAAAATAGCAGATAGAAGTAAGGGGTTAAGCTCCCTCTGTTTTACGTTCTGTGTTGGTAGAGTTTCAACCTTAGACTCGCTACCAAACAAAACATCGCCTATATTAGCCATATTAAATACTCCTAAGTAAGTGCTACTTTAACCAGCACGTCATTCACTCTCGCTACGTGATAAACAGCGTTGCTATCACTTGTATCAACATATAATTTCATCTGGCCTTCGTCAAACTCAGTAACAGTATCCTGCAATAGAGTTCCAACCGCGATCCCTGCGATATCAATAATGGGCAGCGTCATTGCCCCGTTATCAAAATCATTCCGAATCTTTAATACTAAAGAAGATAGCAATGACGCTAAATCCGTTAAGTACATTTCTATATTACCACTGAAAATAGGTGGCCTAAACGATAGAGGCGTTTGCTTTACTGTCATGTTGCCGCTCCTCTCGGTATTAATTTGATATTATAAGCCCGCATGGAGAAGTTACTTTCCAAGGAATTATTTAAGAACCTGAACCGTATCTTCTGTCCCGAAATTGTGAAGTTCTGCTTATACCACGCCCATACCCCGGCTATTGTTTGTGTTCCTATATTAACCCATGTAGCACCGCCGTCTAGTGAATAATCAACTTCAACTGACCCACCCTTCAGTTCAAGTTCAATCCCCATATACCTAAACCATCGTGACTGATATTCACTACCGTCCGGCACAAAATCAGGAGTTACGTGATATTGATTAATAGCCACGCCGTTATCGTTTAATGACGCAGAATCCTGCTGATAAGTATTCCCGTCCTCGTCACCTTGCAGTAATATATCCTGACCGACACTAGCTTGATACTCTTCATAAGTCTGGACACCCATCGTAGCGTAAGTGTCAGCAGCCTCAAAATCAGCATAAGCAAAGCCAGTTACGTTTGACCAGATACCAGTAGCAGTAACCTCAGTAGCATACTCATCAATCGACCACCATCCTTCTCGATAGTCATAAACATATGCTCTATCAGCGTAGGTACTTGACCCTGACGGTATGAAGAATGTTACATGCGCTCTTACTTTATCGACTACAGATCGACACGCACTAACTGCCTCCCAGTTGATATTGTCAAGGAAATCCTGGAAGATTGGATCACCGATAGGTGTGGGGCTTGGGCCACCAGCCCATCTGAACACGTTATTCTTACTTATGTATATATGCTCACCCTCAATAACTGCGAGTAATCCTGGTGATAATAAGCCTGGCCCACGGACTACTGTATCGTATCTAAACAACGTAGTTCCAGCCGTATAGCTTAAAAGTGCTATTGAATCGTCTTTATATAAGGCTATATTATCGCCTAGCTGCCCAGACCAGACCAAGTGGCCGGGGGTGTCGTATAGGTTAATGAACCCGGCGTTGGTGGTAGCAAAATTAAGGTTATCAATAGTACCAGTCTGACTCCAATATATTTGTTGGGGGAAGGTATCGCTATCGTATGTTGGCGCAAGGTAAAATACACTTGATTTATATGTGAATACTTGTTTTGCTATAATGTCAGCGTAAGCGTCAGGTACAACCTCGATAGCCGCACCCGTACCCTTCCATACAAAAACAGGGTCAACGCCATTACTGACGACTATATACCATCCTAATTCTATCGTTCCAGCTGCCCCTTGGTCGAAGTGGCAAGTGCTAACTGGATTACTTATCGTACCAGTTAAAGGGGTGTTAGTCAGTGCGTTAATATTTATCGCTCCCCATGTGTCAGGAGAGGTAGCGTATGAATAAACCGCTTCGTCCGTGACAGCCATGAGGATATCTACGCCGTCCAGTCCCTCAAATTTAGGGAGGTCTAGGACGATACCGGCTGATAATACCACTGAAGAAGGTGTTACCGTAGCACCACCAGCACCAGTTATTTCTTCTGATATAACAAACGTACCAGTTAATACAGCGATTACCAATACTGTTGTTGACGTTACTTCAAGAACCGTACCAGTTGCCAAACTCGTTTCTTGGGATACAGCCTCACCGACAACAAACGAACCAGAACTCGGACTACCGGATGTAGCAGTAACAATCCTCAGCGGTAAAGTATCCCCGCCAATCTCAGCCGTACCGTCCCTTGGACTAATCCTCCCATAGTCATATCGAGTGTTCCTAGCGTCAGGCGACTGGGTGGGATCAATAAACGTAGATGGCCTGTCGGTATTAACGCCACCCGTCGGCATGGGTACTTGTATTGATTTTGTTCGTTTTTTAGGCATTATGGAGTCAATGTCCCACAAGGTATATATTTTGTAGTTCCATTAATTCTTATACGTATATAATTGGTTGTTGCGTAGGTATCAGCGGAAGTGATTGTGGTTAAGTCATTTGCAGCGAAGTCGAACACAAATGGAGTTGTCCCTCGTATATCCAGGTAGGCAAAAGCCATATTGGACGTACTGGAAAAGTCGTCGATATTAACAGCCTTAATAATAGCTGCTGGAGTGGTGGAGTTCATACCTGCCACATAATCTATATCTACATCTATCGCACTGAATGTTGCATCAGAAATAACACCACTGACTTCCACGGCATTACTTCCAGAAGTTTGACCACCTACTGCCTGTGCTGTATAAGAAAGCCCTACATGGGCATCGGTCGCTTCAATAGCCTTACCAGCACCTGCATATTTCATTCCTCTATCATTAGCAGTACCGGCGGCAATAATATTAATACACCATGTAGTATTGTTGTCATTTGTGTTTATTTCTATACCAGTGCATATTCCGCTCGCACCGTTTAACTTCATATCAATAACTGGAATGGTAGATGTTGTTGTTTCGCTGGTCAGATCAAACAAAGATGTAGCCGAGCTACTCATTGCCAATGTACAATAATCACTAGCGTCCGTATGTGTGTCGTTACGTAACACAACATTCGCTTCAGGAACATATACGCCAGTATGATTATGAGCAGTTAAAGCCCAACCAATAGCCTTCCATTCGCCATCATAAACTTCTAACACATAATTAGCATCAGACTTAGCATATATCCGTCCCGACTCGAATCCTGCCTGTGGCGTAGGATCACCTGTAGCAACAAAACACCTGGCTGACCCTACTGCATGCTCCCCACCAGCACCAGCACCAGCAATAGTCACATGCTCCTTATCAAGCCGATCCTTAACAGCAGCACGCAGGTTCCGTATCTCGTCATCTGCCTTGGATACCTGATCCGTATTCGCGGGGGAGGCAACCTCCCAGTCTTGTTCGTCGTCATTAGACATTATATATCACCTTATTTCAAAATTATTGTAAGTAGAACACCGATCATAGTCACACAACCAGTTAGGAAAAAAACCACCATCCAAGGCGGTCGGTTCAACAATTTATCCTTTATTTCTTTTATATCAGTTGACATGCCTTTGAAATCGTCCTTTAATTTTGTTATATCCGATCTATTCAAATTGCCCAAAACACATGGGCTTTCAATTTTATCTGGCATATTAATATATCTCCGGTGTAAATGCTTGTTCTGCCCCCCAAGCCTCGTTGATTAGAGCCTCAGATTTATTGGCCCAATAGTTAGCCGTATCTTCCTCTTGTAGAAACTCAAACATCATCGAAGCTGCTAGATACACAATTGCAGGATCGAGACTTCTATCCAAGCTAGAGGTTGTTGTGTCGTTTGTTAGGGTCGCTGCCCACTTTTGGCCTATGAAGTGCAGGGTGTATGTTTCGACGTTAGCTACTGACGTTGGTGTCATAGTAGCTCCGCCAGCTCCTGTTAATAATCCAGTAGCATTAAATGTTCCTGATGTTACGGTTATTACAACAACTGTCGTTGATGTTACTGACGCTACGGTACCAGCGGCACCGCTACCAGTTTGGTCTATTACTTCGCCAACAATGAATGTTCCTGAGCTTGCAATCGCCGCTGTAGCAGTTATGTTAGCTGAAACATTAGGGATCGGATGCAAAATAACATTACCACCGAATATCGTATAATAATACGGCCTGGACTCAGCCTGACCTTCGGCATATGGATAGTCATCATAAAACTGATCCGTTTCCTTAAAGCCAAGATACGCGCCAACCGCAGCCGTAGACTCCGACCAGCGAAGTGACTCCACTGTCCTAAGCGTGGTGGGGATAGCGTAGCTCTTAGTACCGTCCACTAAAGTTAGGGACGTATCCTCAGTCCGAGTAACCTGCCAGGGAAACTTACCGGCAATCTCATCTACTGCCCATTGCAGGCGGGTGTTCACTGCCGAAGACTTATCGGTTCGATCAATAATCGACTCGACTTCATCTCTCATCTCTGATTTTTGTAATGTTCCCATGATGTAAAAACCTAAAAGGCGGGTGCCAGGCACACTGCCCGACACCCTAAGTCAGATGGTAAATTTAATTAATCAACACCAATCAAAGTGTAGTAGACACCCTGAGCTGATACAGGTGCGCGATTAGCACTGAGGGTCAAAGACGATCCATACGGGCCAGAACCAGTTCCACCAGTAGTATTAGCACGAACAATGTCACCACTACTAATAGCGGTTGAAGCAAAAGTGCTAAACGTAGTTGTAACTAAAGTTGTAACCGTAATAGCCTGTGCGTCAATAAACTCAACAGGATCAGTAGAAGTAGTTCCTACATTTAATACTGGAGAACCAGTAAATACTCCGATAGAATTTGACCACTTAGCTGACGCTATAGTCATATCATAAGGCGCCGTAAACAACACTCTTTCGATAAGATCGTTATTAGCAGTGAAATCGTCAATACCAAAAGTATCTGATATATTAAATACTTCACCTGATCGAGTCAGTGTCAAACTAGTTAAGGCTGATGCGTCAATCTCACCAGTAGCGGAAACTGTCTCATTGATATAGTAAAACTCAGTTGATGCCGTAGCAGGCTGAATTTGATAACTATATATCCGAGACAGTGTAGTAAACAACTCTACAGTTAAAGCAGTTGTAGCAAATGGAATATAACCAGTATCAACGGCATATCCATTATGCTGAAATCGCTTCTGTTTGTTGTAGTCTCTAGCCATTATTCATGACTCCTTTCTTGGGTTAAACGCCCCAGCCGGAACCGATTAGTTTAACTTCACCGCAAGCGATTGTACCGCCAGCCTCAGAACCAGAACTAATTGCATGACCAGCGGGAATAGCTACGTCAGTTTCCAGATACTCATCAATCTCACCAGCCGTAGCTGCAAAGAAAGATTCTCCAGCAGTCAGATTAACACCAGAAATAATGCTGATAGTAGCGGCTGAATATTTAGCACTAGCACTGGTATAGAAGTCAGGGCATACACCCTTAACCCAGAACCAACCATAATACTCATCAGTAATTGAACTAAGAGCTACAGCAGCAGGAGCGCATCCAATCGCCATACCACCAGTCAGAGTGATCTGAACAGCAGTATGGGAAGTAGCTAGACTGGTAGCAACTAAGCCAATAGTCAAGGCTTCTTTTGCCTGTAAATAAGCACAGACACCATATCCGCCAATAGTGGAATTAAAATAACCAATGCACGTACCCAACGGATACACACCAGCATAATCACTCGTACTGGCTACATTATGTGTAGTAGTAAGCGAAGCTACAGTGAACCCACTCGCTCCACCCCTGCCGGTAAAACCGGACTTCGGAATTGCATAAGGTTGCAACATAATAATAAAATCCTTTCTTTCTTCTTTTTTAGTTTAAGCCATAACAGGGGAAAAATAATTAACTCTAGGTTTCCAGCAGATCATACCACTATGGGCCAGAAGCACACGGGCAAGATATTCATCGATACCATTATTCTGCTCACCCTGCCATTTGAACGGGGTAGTCTTAAAGTTACGTTTCGGGTTAATACGCCATTCCCAACTTGACAAGTCAAGCATGAAGAAGTAGCTGTCAGGACAGTTATCGTCCAAGACAATCTCAACTCCGTCAATACTAAAGGAGGCAAAGCCAGCCTTAGCCAAGTCACCGGAAATATCAATAGTAGACTCATTGGCACGTACCAACGATTTCCACTTACGGTAAATTTTGGAACCGCAAATAGCCAGAAGGTTCTTTCGATTACCTTTATACTGCAAGCATTTATCTACCATAAAGTCCCACTGGCTGAAATTAACAGGAACAGCAGTAGCCATAGCTGAACTAGCGTCACTACCTGAATTACCATCCCACCAGTCGCCAGCAGTATCACGTTTAATCCCGCCGTAAGATTCCGTACCACCATACGTAGTAGCACCGCTATAGAAAGCAGCGTTAAGACTCAGTGGGTCGTCGGCACCAGGTACGGATACGCTTGAGCTTCCGCCGTACAGGCCGAAGAAATTCTCCGACAGGCGATCTACCATATCATCCTGGGCAGCCTTAACTTCCTCAGAGATGGTATCGACGATCATTTCCTCGCCATTATTCATAATCTCGTCATCGACATCATACTTAATGGGAGTCTGTGTGTACTTCCAACCAAACTTAGCTGCGGTACGTTTATCTTCAGTACCACTCTCAAGGGGTTCGCCCTTAGAATAATTCTGGGTAAGCGTATTCTTAGCATAGCGTACTGGTTTAGTAATCTTTGTGCCACCTTTAGTGACAACCCTATTCATGCGTTTCAATTTGAAAATCAGGGGTATTCTATCGTGAACCTGATCTTCTACGGTTCGTAAATATAGTTCTTGGGTATCAGCGTTAAGCTGAGCCACATCAATCGTTACACTCATAATGATTTATCCTTTCGTAGTTTTAATCATCGCTATAATAATTAGCAAATCCACCTTTGGCCTTCATGTCGGCCATGACTTCTTCGTGACTTCCTTTGAAGCCCGCCTTCTTAGTGGGTGCTGATCCCGTTTTACCAATATCAGCTTTTGTTCTCTTAGTAGCTGTTTTAGTAGGTGGTGCTGACCGTGAAGAATCGGCATAGCCCATCTCAATGTAAAGCATAGTATCTCTGTCAGGAGGAAAGTCACTACCTATACAGGTGTATCCTTCCTCAATAGCTTTCGCTTTAGCAAATACTAACGCTTCATTCCTATGGGACGCGCCATACTTCCTGTCACACTTATCGAAGTTTCGGGTGTAAGCCTCTTTTATCTTAGAGCTTTGTGACTCGCCAATCAGACTTTCGTTAGTCTGTTCCAGCTTATCCACCTTAACCTGTAATTTCTTTAGCAACTCATATGGATCATCGTCACTGTCTGGTGCTGGCGGTGACACGTGTGAAGCAATTAACTTAGCTTCAAGCTCGTTCACCTTCTGATTAACATTAATCAGATTTCTTTCAGCATTAGCTCTCCGCTGCTGTTCCTGCTGCAATACCTTATCAAACTGAGGCTTTTTTTCTTCTTCTTCTACTACTACTTCTTCGATTTCTTCTACTTCTTCAATTTCGTCACTCATAACAATAAACTTCCTTTCAGGTTTGGCTTTTAGTTAGCCCTCTCTGTCTATTTTTAACCGACTCACTGTTTGGCCACACGGCCCTTTAGCTATCAGTTACTATTTTTAATATATCTATCGGAGATCAACCCGACAGTTATTTCTTAATTATACTATTAGGCGGTCTAACTATCTCAACCGCTGGTTTCTTATCAAATCCTTCACAGCGACTAAAATGGGCAGTAACAACACCATACGGTGCCATCTCATCTTCTGCGTTTGCACACGCTCCTGCCGCCATTTTCGACTGCTGGTTAGCCATAAATAATATCCAATACCTACACTCTTGGCATACTTTCAACCGTTCTTTAAGTTCCTTGTCCGACATCTGACTGTACTCCTTGTAATGCTACCTGAACGGCAGCTTGTACGTTTGGATCGTTTAATACAGGCTGTAACTGCATAAACATCTGCCACTGTTGGTTAGTTTGTAAAACTAATGCTTTATCCTTAACCTCATAAGCGTCAAGAACCTGGGGTAGATACGATCCCTGTAATATATTATTTAACTCCACTGCATCCTGTTTCTTACGATCCTTATCGAAAGGTAATGTAGAGCCAGCCTCAACTTGAACATCATACAAAATTTCCTTATGATGCTGGGTTATTGTTATCACAGCCGTTTCGTTAGTCTCACCCACAACCCTAATAATCTGACCAGGCGAGTAATTCTTTTGAATAACCTGTCCCATCAGTAGATACACTCTTGATATAAACTCATCGAATATCGCCGACATCATACCAACCCGACCCTGCCCGGCACGTTCTAAAGCGGCAATCTCAGTAGCAGAGGAAGTCTTAGTTGGCGTTCTGCCCATCACAACGCCACTCATACCACTGGCGTTCTCCATATCAGCGTTATTAAGCTCATACGCTCGATAAACGTCACCAGAGATAGACGTGGGTGGCATGGTCTGTACTCTACCCATTCCACCGTTATTCAACCAAGTAATACTGTTCGGTGACGATTTAATCTTCTTATGATCCTTAACGGCACCAATCTCAGCTAATGTCCGGGGGAACAACGCGCTATCAGTATGATCCTGAAGCGCAGATATTAAATCGTTCATCACATCCTGCCGACCGGCAAGCTGCTCCGTTTCGTTCATACCATACCACCTATGTGGCAGGATATTACCGGAACCGATAACCACTGGCCATAACCCTGACCACGGTTCGTCTACTAAAATAATATCGCCCACCTTAATAGTAAACCTACCGTCTGGATATGCAGGCTCAAAGGTTGTGGTCTTTGGCCCTTCCAACGGGTCATATACCTCGCCCGATTCCTGATACACCCACTGGCCAGCTATATTTTCTACAAGCGTACCGTCATTTTTCAAAACTTCAAACGGGGTACTAATCTCGTATTCCTGTTCAGTATAATCACGATACCACATACTAACCAGCTTAACCTGCGGCCTGTCCTGTTTCGGGTCTTCTGATTCTGTGTATGTACGCCTGTCAGTTGTAACGCCCATCTCTCTATCTAAAGGACTAACAACGCTCTGGACGGAGTCAAATGTATCAGTCTTACTGGAATCGATATTTTCCTGTAACCGTTCGGCATGTTCTGGCCATCGCCATTTAACATACTCCAAGTCACGTAATACTTCATAGCCAACATAGGAACCGTCCTCAACATTCGTATCAGTTAATGACGGGTCAACTATCAACTCCTGCGGGTCAATCAGTCTAACATTAGCGTCAGGCTTACCGGGCAGTGAATCGTCCCAAAAGACATACATCGCCTGATATCCCATAATCAACATATCATGACAGCCACGGATCAGTTTGGTTCTCATATTAATCCGCCTGGCACGCCAGAGGACCAACTCTTCGATATCCTTAGCAAAGCTCAAGTCATTGTCGTTCTGTGGCAGGAACACCCCTTTAGGGTTATTCTGCGTCAGCATAGCAATCTTCTGCTCAATTATCGGGAATATACGATTAACAACAGCCTGATTTCTATTCTTACCACGCCTGGCTTTAGAGTTTTTTGTATCTGACCCGCTCCGATTATCGCTACGAAGATTAGTACCCTGCCTGGCAAGCCACTGGTCGCCAAGCCAATACCTTATAGCGTCAACCTGAACACCTTGTAACTTTGTCCGCTGCTCACGGCTATCGTCAGCCATAGAGTCGATCCGCTTACATAACTCCCGTTCAGCCTTCTCTCTAGCCTCATCTTCAGGAGAACGCTTCTGTGGATCAAACTCGTCCAGTTCTTCAGTTGTCGTAAAATCTGCCAAGTCAGGCATAATTCATAATCCTTAATAGAATTTATAGTAAGCGATAGCGTCAGCGCCGGTACCAAGTGCAAAGTCAACGTACATCTCGTTCATACCAACCAGGTCGAACCTCAACTCAGCGATACCATTAGCTGTGCCGACCACCGTAGCAACAGCATTGTTTTGAGTGATAGTGAGCGTGTCGGCGTAGAAGAAGCCAGTCAATGCTGAGCCATCCTCTAAGTCAAGATCACATATCGACGTACCAGCGATAGCGGTAAGCGTAACCATGTCAAGTGGGCCAGCGTTGGGACTATCCTGCCCCCATACGGTAGCGGTAACGGTTTCATCCGCAGCGTTAGATACTAAGAATCTAAACCTGGCACCGTTAGCCTCCAGGGGGATATCGTAAGCACCTGCCGAACCGACATCTGGCCAGTTAGTAGGATTCTGCCCAGCAGTCGCCCAGTTGCCAGTACCAGCGTAAGCCAGATCAGTGCTGTTAGTGAAGTTCCGGTTTACCTTAATCCACTCACCTTGTATTGTATAATCCATTCCCATAATCTTATTCCTTTTCTATTTCTTTAGGAAACTGAGCCAAAATCTCCTGTAATCTGGCAATCTCTGACTCAAGCCATTCTTTCCTATATGTCTTACTAACGGGTCTTGACTCTGCGACCTCGATAACATCATTTTCTGTTGCGTCCGTTTTTACTGTGAAAATTTTATCTACCATCTTATTAACTCCTATTTAGTAATAATTGTATCACTTCCTATTGCATCAATCTGATAATGAATATCAAAATCTAAAATAGCAACGCCGCCAGCATAAGGATTCGTTGAACCGGCAACTCTCTTTATACGACATAATAATATGGACGACAAACCATGTCCCGTACCAGAAATTCCAGAGGCTGTTATATTACCCAATTGATGCTTATCATCACTATTAACACCAGTAGGCAGGTCAACAGTCACAAGGGTCGAGTTTGCTGAGAAGTCTTCACCAATATCACACCATGTATATTCAAACTCAATGCCTATATTATCTGACGGATCTACATCGCTCAAGCACATAAAATGAACATGAGGATATATCGTTGACTCTAATAACCATTTATGCGGCATTTGTACTGTAACTAAAGCCTCGTCACCAACAGACCAAACATAACCATAAACTCCCTGACTTCCAGAACCGTCATCAAACAATTTTGTCAGTGTTGGGTTATTGGACGATCCATTCCAGTTATTAGGGCCAATCGGTGTAACGTAGTCATCCCACACTGTCGCATCACCAACAAGAGTCAGCTTGCCATAAGCATCAATATTAGTATAATTACCGGCACCACCTGACAGACCAAGTTTTAGATTGTTTCTTATGGAAAAATTAGCATCATCCCCGTCACTATAAAGGATTATATCAGAACCAGCACCAATCGTGATATACTTATTATCCACAAGAAAATCAATATCACTATCGAAGACGTATGAGGCTGCACCAAGAAAAGACAAAGTATCTACACCAACTAAGTATGTTATTGTAGCATAAACTGTTCCGTCACTCCCAGACATAAATATTTGTGACGTTATATTATTAGACGCTCTAACAAACAAAGTATCTTTTAATGACACAATATTTGAACTGCTACTAAATTCCGGAAGTTTGATAGTTGTGAAAACAGTTATTTCATCAACATACATATTAGAATTAGCTAAAGCTACTTCTAAATCCCCAACAGTTGCCTTGCCTGTAGTTGTCAGAGCAAAATTACCAGTCTTGTCACCTGTAAGTCCTGTATCCGCGGCATCTGATTGCCAATAATTTGTAACGGCCGCTATCGGAGGATCAAGAGTCGTATAGTGTAATTCATCACATGTCATATCCCCTGTTGTTGTTAAATTTCCATTGCCAAAAGAAATATCTCCACCAGAGGCAGTTATAACAAGATCATTCGTCCCCCAAGCATCTATCGTAACAGTCCCAGCACCACTCTCATAGGAAATGTCTAAACCACCATTATCAAATGATGACGTAGTCTGATTAGGAATTATCCTATGCTTTCCTGTCGAAAACCAACTTGCAAAATTTGAAACTTTATCCCACCAAAAAGCAGCAAGATTATTAGCATCTTCCTTAACTCTCACAGACACAGCCTCAACACTATTAGAGATAAACTCAAAAGCTCCTGTGTGTCCAGTGTCAGCCTTAACAATATTAAAACCACTCACATTAGAAGATGTCTGGATACTTATATAATCCCCGACGTCTCCATTTGGTTTTATGTCAATCTCATGAGCTGACGATATGACAGATGTATCACCAGTTAAGATCAAAGCATTAGCAGAAACATTCGTCGCCGTTGTCAAATTCGCAGAGGCATCTATCGTCAACCCATTAATATTCAGATTCCCAGTTGTCGTAATCACCCCATGAGTACCATCGGAATATATTCTAAGATCGGTCGGGTCTAAGCCAAGATAAATGCTTTTATTAGCCGTATCAAGATACAAATCACCAGCATCAATATTAACGTCACCAGAGAAGTACCCTGCCCAATTCGTTAGGCCGTTCTGAGCCGCACCATAGACACCTATATTCTTAGTAGCTGAAACTTCATCAACATAAGTTCCGGAAGCCTCACCATAGACGCCAACATTCAAATATGCATTAGAGACATCCGCTGTAAAAGATCCACCGTACGCCTGATCTCTGTCGAATACAGGATCATCACCAGTTTGATAGCCAATAACAGATGTTCGAACAAACGGGGCATCATCATCAACCCTAGTCATTACAACTGACGCGCCATAAGCATTATCGGAAGAAGTAGCAATCGTTAGGGAGTCACATGATACTATATCATTATCACCCATATCTAAATCGCCAGACATGGCTTGAGAACCGCTGGTTAGGAATAACTTCCCATCGGCATCAGGTACAGTTAATACGCTAGTAGCACCAGAAGATATTCCCGACAATTCAAAGTTTAGTTTCTTAGTGTTATCGTCATTATCTGAAAACACCGCCTCGTTATCTAATACTTGAAACGTAGCGTTCGATAACCGTTCCCACGTAGCCCCATCCGATTCATACAATCCCCTGCGCCTATCCCACAATAACCCAGTAGTCTCTTGAACTAAATATATCGCACCAGCATTAGCAGCAGCACTAGGCAGGGCAGCAAAATTAAGAACCACGCCAGTCCACCCAGCACCTAAAACTGTCTCCTTACCGGCACTGTCACGATAACACATAACAGTCGTACCGGCAGCAGCTTTAGAATACAACCGTGCATGATCTGCGTCAGGATCGCCAGGCGAACCGTTCTCCTTATAGTCCAGAAAACCCGTTACCGGAACTGAACCGTCAGGTCGCAAATCAGTACGATATCTACTTCTATTCATATATGACGTTCTAAGCTATTAAACCAAGTTCTTGTAGTCTATCTATTACTTCATTAAGTCTTGCTATCGCAGACGCAGCATCTGTTGCATCTGCAACTGTTGCCGGCTGGTCAACTGGAGTAGTGTTATAAAAACCTAATAAAGTATCACTAGAGCTTATGGTTCCATTACTTACTGACGTAGCTATACTAGGAAATCTTCCTCTTAACATATTAATAAACCTCATTCAAATCAATTTCTTCTTCATCGTCATCAATAATCTCAACAGGAAGATCGCTAATATCCTCTTGAACTATGGAATCGTTAGGTCGCATACACTTCCAACATATAAAAAACGTAAGTAGGGACTGCGCCAGCATCCCAACTGTCACTAATAGTATATCAATCTGATTCATTATTATCAAACTCCTTGTTTTTATCACCGTAAGTGTGGTTATCTCGTATATCAATTACACCAACAGTGATACACTTAATCGCCCTTCGTATCATATGCTCTCGTAACTCTTCCTCCGCCTCCTTAACTCTCTGGGCTATATATATATCAATTCCAACCATCGTCGTCATCTCCTTCTTCCATATCTTCCATATAATCCTTAGCGTCATTATACGCCAAATTATCAGCGTAACTACCATCCCTATCAGGCTTAACAACAAACGCATCACTCACCGTAGCAACATAATCACCCACCATCTGACACCCCGCCGCCTGGATCATCATCTGCAACGTTATACCCAACGACATAACGTCATCGTCATGCTCTCCTGGCTGAGCTACCGGCTTACCGTTCTTATCCCTCACGAATACCCGCAACTCATGTATCGTCCTACCACAGGGAACATCCAGCCAGCCATCCCGTATCGCCTGAATTAAATCATTGACTAAAATCTCACGTGTCACCTTATCAGTCATCCAGCCTATCTCCTGGCTGTAATCGTCGCCATGTTTCTTATACCGCTTCCTCATATATAAGTTAGGATATCCACTGGCTTTAAGTAACTCCCGCACCGCACCACCCATCGTGTTATTAACCTCAAATCCCAGCAGAGCCGTTCCATACCATCTACCCAACTGGTCCATCTGATCCGAAAACTCGTCCGTATCCAACTGCCCATGTAGCTTCGCAACCACACACTTACCATTAACATTACCCACGTGGGCAGAACTCGCGTCCGGGTCGTCAGCCTCGTCAGGCTTCAACCCCTGTGAGGGGTCGCCACCCAACACATATACCTGATCCTCAACCGGCTTCTGCCATATCCTCACGGGGCCACGCAACTCCTCAACGAAACTACCACCAACCATCCTACCCACAAAACGAGGCGGGATAGCGTCCTTCTCCATCTGAGATAACCGGCCAGCATGAAATACCGGCCTGCCTGATACCAAAAACGCCTCGTCAGCACACGATGGATACTCCTGATGGAACATATCCAAGTCACCGCCACACTCATCAGCTATCGTCATCCGCCGCCACATTATCTGTCCATCGTTCAATCCATACAACTCCCGCTCCAACCGCTCCTCCTCCGTTATCGCCATACCCTTGGGGGCAGGTAATACATACTCAGGAAAATTATGCCAGGCCAGAAACAACGGATAATAATTACTGTTCCCCTTAACCGCCGCCTGCCACCTGTCGTAAAACTCACCCCCAAGCCCGTTAGCGGTAGATTCAAGCAATACAGATGTGTCCTTACCCTTGGGAACACATTGCAGGACCGACAGTAAGGTTGCCTTTGCATTATCCCAAAATGCCACCTCGCTACCATGAAAACAATGTATCGTTGAACCCCTACCAAGGTTCTCCTTACCAGCAGTTTTCACTAACATACTCGACCGCCAGGGACTCTTATAAGTAATCTCCTTGCGAGTGCTATACTGCTCCGGTCTACTCTCAGGGTCAGCCTCCTGGTACATCTTAATCTTACGGAATATATCCGTCGAAGCGTCATCGTCATGGGCAGAGATCAAAGCGTTCTGGTTAGCCTTCTTATTACACCAGAAGTACTGACAGGCCGCTCCCCACGTTGTTATCCCCTGCTGACGTGCTTTCAGTATCAATACCCGCACAGGCTTACCAGCACGCTGCTGGGCGTTAATAACCGCCTGCAACTTGAGCTGAGCAGTGTTAGGCTTCAACCGAACAAACTCGACACTCTTATTAGTAATCCAACAATGATCCGCTATCCACTGATGAGCCATCAACTCAGCTATTCGGCCAGCCTCAATGACACGCGGGGGAAGGGGGTTACTGCTCATCTGGAACTCTCGTTCATTAAACACGTTATTAACTTACACATAGAATCATATCTGTCACGACTTATAGCTATAACGCCAGTAACTAATCTGCCGCCGGGTGGCTGAGCCTCACAGTACTTACAGAAATCCTCCAATACGTTCCTATTACCATAATCGCCCTTGTAACTCTCGATAAAACCTTCAATATACTTACTCATCATCTAACTCCTTCCGCTTACGAGCAATATACTCGCAAAACTTCTCCAATGAATCACGTAACGACCAACCATCGTAACCACGAGTAGACATGAATCCAGATATATACTGCTTATTGTCATTCAAATACTCTGACTCGTAGCCGTCTTGGATTCCTTTTAACATCTATTTAATATACTCCGATAACTTCTCAACGGCATGTGTTAAACACCTAGTACCCTTATTCATCATGTTCGCACGGATGTCCATAGCAGCACGGTCGACTTCTTCAAGTAAACTACTGGGGACGTAAGCTAAGTTATCTGATTCGTACATATCTTCCATATACGAAGCAAAACTCCTTATTAACTTCAAATCCTTCTGGGTTTTAACATTCTGGAATGCTATAAAACCATTCATCCACTCAGTCATTCTTTCGTTTTCTTTACTCATCATCTGACTCCTTAAAAAAATAATTAACTAAATTACTAAATTACCTATCTTAACATGCTCCGAGACTTCATTTTTTGTGAGATTTAGTGGGGGGTATGGTACCTATTCTCACCCCTCCCCCCCCTCATTTTCCGGACCCCCTTTGGGATAGTCGTCAGGCAGCCAGGGGGGGCGTTCATCCTTAATGACCTGCTCCACCTGCTCCGCCTGTTGTATATCAATTTGATCTACATCGATCACGTCATCGTCGTCTATGCTTGATAGGTCAAGCCCGTCGGCCGCGTCTTGTATGGCACTATAGCCGGCTTGTAGCTCCTCAAGGCGAAGGTGCTGCTCTTCAGCTGGGAGCGTGTGGATGTGTTCAATTTCTCCCTGTGTGGTCGTGTGTTGGTCGATCATCTGCCTGGAGGCGTACTTAGCTGGGCGGTTGGCCTCCAAGAGCTTGATGAGGAGCGTATCGGAGTACTTCAATCGATGACCGCAAATCTCCCCTTTATAAAAAACCGGATCGTTCATCCCCAACGAAGCGCGACGGACGGCCTCACATTCCAGATTATCACGAAAAAGCTCGATAGCCTCGTTAGCTCTATCTTGTAATTCCGGGCGATCTTTTATCCATCCTTCAATGGTCTGTCTGGCAACAGTGGAAGATTTGCAAGCGGCGTAGTGAGTGCCTGTGAGAGAGAGCGCTGATAAATACGCCGTAAATTTGGCCAACTGATTATTTTTTAATGGTTTCATAACACCCTATTATATGACTATTTATAACAAAACTCAAAACTCAGATCAAAATAATATTATTATAATTGGATTAATTATTGCATTATACCGATTAATGTTGTATAGTTAATATAGTGAAGAAATTAAACATTAAATCGAAAGGGAAAATCATGTCAGAACTAAAGAAAGTATTAATTGACCGCGACGAAATGACCAGTCAGGAAGCCGACGAAGTTATTGCAGAATTAAACAATAGACTTATTAATGATGGTGAAGATCCTCAAGAAGTGTTAATGAGCGTAGGACTAGAGGAGGATTATATATTCGACCTATTATACTAACCAGGCCGAAACGCTCCCCCTCGGAGCGTCTAACGGTTAATCCGTTACTGAAGAGGCCAGCACGCCGGATATATATTATTAGAAGGGAACATGTTATTATGACGACAGATCAGATCAGATACAGAACGTTAGAGTTGGAGCCTGTATTGGAAGCAGCAAAGGCCAGCGAATACAACGCAACGATTAAAATTAATTGTGAAGGCAAGGCAACTAAGCATTTGTCAATCAATTACACCGAGCTGGCGAAGATTGCCAGCGTATTAGTTGAAGGGAAATAGGATTATGAAAACTATTATTGAAACAGCATTAGAGCAGGAAGTTATGGATTGGCTAGAAGATCAAGGCCATGACTACGACGACGGCGAGCAGGGAGCTTATGATGACTTACAACAAGGTGGTTGTCAATCTGGTATTGTATCTAAAATGACTTACTATTGTGACACAATCAAATTTTATGAGAATCATCAACGCGAGATTGATACAATGCTTGCTGATTTCTGTGATGATTGCGGTTGCGATCCTGCTGGTCTGTTTGGTGATAAGTGGGACAGTGACGACCCATTCGCCTGCTTTGGTATAAATAAAAACCTGCTTGCATGGTTTGGTTTTGAGGAGACTGCCAGACGTATCATGGAACAATAGATTAACCCTTCCCCCCTGGAGCGTTACCCGTATTCGCAATCGGGCAGGGGCTTATTGTTTATTAGTTATTAGTTATTACTAGAAAGGGAAGTCATGCAAATTAAAATTAAATGTATAGAATGTCAGAAGGTTTACGGGCTAGATGTAGATGATACTGGATATGATGCTTGGCGGGAGGGTATGTTAATACAGAAAGCATTGCCAGAAATGTCTAAAGATGATCGGGAGTTATTAATCAGCAGTATATGCGGCACGTGTTTTGATGCGATATTTGCATCGGAAGGGGAATAGTAGTCATGACAACGATTAAAGAAAAAGAGTTATTAGCAGAATATCGTCATAATCGCATGTTTATTAAAGATTTTTCAGCCAGTCAAGCTGCTGAAAACATCAAGGACATTATTTTATTTTACAGCAAGCACGGCATGACTAGGACTGCTGATGACATTGCAACTATGATAACTGAATATTGTTACGATGGAGAAATCAAAAAGGCAATGGAAATAACGGCCTTAATTTGTGAGGACATTGTAACATGAGTAAAGATACCGTCATCTGCACCCGTTGCGACAATTACCAGATCAGCCCTGGCGGATGTTGTGAGAGTTGCGCTTCCCATAAGAGTAACCCTCACTATCTCACCTGCGGTTATTATGAGTCGCGATTATGGGGTATATATGATTATTGTAAGGATTTTAAGGCTATTAAACAGGAACATAAAATAAGGAGTTTCAGATGATTATCAAAAGATGTAACGATTGTGGCGGGCGGTTCAGTACTGCCCATGACGCTAAATACTGTCCGGTCTGCGTGACTGCCAGGTTGGACGACGACCGGCTTGAGATCGCCCTGAGCCGCCATGAGATGCTCTTGGCTGTATCGGCCATTGATAGTGTGGCTGACGCTATGCGACCTGCTGACCAGGCTGTATCGATGAGTATGCGGGCCAGGATGTATATGATGCTGCGGGTGCACGATGATATGACAGTTGAGAAGGCATTAAGAGGAAGGAGGCCGATCCATGAAGCGAAAGATTAAAACTATTGCCAATAGTGAGGTGCGCAAGCATATCCGCAAGCGTATGACTATGATGGGCCGTTCTCAGTATTGGGTAGCTATTCATAGTGGCATGAGTCCTACGGTATTTAGTCGCTATATGAAATGCAAGCAGGACATTCACGCTGAGAAGTTATGGGATATCATGATATCTTTGGACATTAAGTTTAAAAACTATGATGGTTATTACACTAACGATTTGCGAAGGGATGGTTTTAAGATATGAAGTATTATTATTTAAGAGTTGATTTGATTAGTGGTCATAATGAACCGGAGGTTTTTAGGTGTATTAAATGTTCCCGCAATCGAGATGACGAGGAAAAGCGGATGCGGGATACTGGCTGGTTTCGGATTGGCGACGAAGTTTATAATCTGCGTGCTTATCGTAAGTTTAAGGTTACTGATGTTAGAATTACTTATGGCGGTAGTTTTGGTTATTTCCTTGCCTATGATATTCGTCAGATATTGCAATCCAATGGTATTACTTATCTTTATGAATTAATGGCTGCTGATATGGATGATATTGCTGAATTTAGTGGTATTGGCGAGAAGCGATTGACTGATATTCTAAAATACCGTGGTTATATCTACAGTTTACACTATTAACCCTCCACATCATCCATCTCTAACTCCATTCGGTTTGCTGCTGATTGGAGTTTTTTTATGGCTGCATTTTGGAGTTGTCTGGCTCGTTCTTTGGTTCTGTTGATTGCTTCCCCTGCTGCCTGGAGTGTCAGGTTATTTTTGAATCTAAGTATTATTATAAGTTTTTCATTTGGTTTCAGGTTGGCATAGTGGATGAGTCTAAACATTTCTGCCCATTGCACGGTTTTGGGTTGGACTATCCTTTGTACGGTTTTGAAATGTTGCTGGCAATCTGTGATGCAGAGTGGTTGCCATTTATGGACGGATGATCTGTAAGTTGCATATTTGAACGCTTGATAGCAGTAGGTGGAGAATTTATTACCTAGCTCTGGTTTGAAGGCTCTAACGCATCTGATGAGGGTATCGGTAAGGGTATTATAGTAGTTATCTCGTAGATATATTTTATATTTATCGCAGTGTTGGCTGTAGTAGGCTCCGACCAGTTCTATATTATCGGCTACCATCTTGGCTTGTTTGGTTGTTAGTGGCGTTTTATTGGTTGGGCTCATTAGTTGTTATTATCTCCCAGACGTTAGTGGTAATGATTGTTGTGTATAGGTCAGGTGGCTTGGTATTAGTCCTGGTATCCCACCCGCAGTTAAGACATTCATATATAGGCGGGCATTGTGGCAGCATGGTTACTTGTTCGCTGTGGCATTGGGGGCAGGTCACTCGAACACCTCCATCAGATCGGAAGCAGGTACACAGATATAATCAGGCGGTATATTGGGATCGTTGGCCATAAACCAATCACTCCCCGCTGTTTCTATTTTTTCGCAGTTGCAGCAGCCATTGTTTACGAGCATCAGCCAGGCGATTATGATCCAGGTTATAAGTGAATAGGTTGCGTTCTTTTTCATTTTTTTTGAACTCTCTTATTTTGGTTTGACGTGGTGACAGGTACCAGCGGAGGAGGAGGACCCCCCCGCTGATGGCTGCACCGATTAGGGTTAGGTAGGTTTTCACGCGTTAGCATCTCTGGCGGCTATTCCTAGTAGCAGGCCACCTGCTGCGGCGAGTATCACGCCTGCCGTTTTGTAGATACCTTCCCCTGCTGTTGCTAGGGGCGTTCCGATGCCGAGCATAATGCCGGCTACTGTGGTGATCCATGATTTTTTCATAATCGTGGTTCTCCGTTTCTGCCCGCTGTGGGGCTGTTAGATTGTTTATTTTTCAGTCTCCCCCGTCTGGTAAAGGCACGAAGACTGATGTTGGTAGGTTTATATAGGTATATATCCATCCTCCTGGCACCCTCATTACTTCTATCCCTAGCCACACATATTTTTCACCTGTCTTCATACGTTCTAGTTCACATTGTTTATTCAGCATTGACTTCATCATTTCACATCCTTCTTTCATATTGGGCAGGTTGCTGCCTGTTAAGTTTAGTACATATAGGGGGTCCCACCCCCACAGGTGAGCAAGTAGGCCCCCCCCACACACACATATATATATATATATATATATAGTAAGTACTTATGAGAGGGTGAGGGGTTGAGCAAGTAGGTGAGCAAGTAGTGAGCAAGTGGTGAGCGAGAGGTGCGTAAGTAGGGTAGGCTACTTGCTCACATTGGAGGGTAAGTGAGCAAGTAGGTCTAGCCCTTACCCCATAAGGAGTTACCGCTGTTTTTAGGGCTACTTGCTCAGTACTTGCTCTAGTATGGGTGGGTGGGGTAGTAGGGTGTATACTAAGCATCGTTAGCCTCATTTCTCGGCACAGGCGGAGCATAAGTCAGCGACCACTTGCACTGCGAACCCTCGCCCCGTCCGTCCCGAAACATAGATATCCGGTTCTGTTCCTTGAGTTCTTTCCTGGCCCTGCGGATAGTTGCTGTCGAGTGACCTTCCTCTTTGGCCATATTATCCATCTCCACTGACCACACTGCCCCATCGTGAAGTATTTCAAGTATCCATTCCTTAGCATCTTCTCTGGGCTTGGGGTTAAACGTAGATTCAACCGCCTCAAAATGATCCTGGGCAGTAGTGTCGACAGGTACATTCTCCCAAGCTACCGCGCCGTCGAGTATCCGATAGGCCAGTCCATTGGTATCCTGAGCGATATTATTTTTGGCTGGTAGCATGAGTCTGCGTGATCGATCTTCAGTATCGGCTGTAACCATCCAAACGGTTCTGGCTGCTGCTACGAATGCCAGACTGCCCATCGCTCTATACAAGGGGTTGGTGCCGCCACCCTTATTTAAGTGGGTTACGCCGACCAGTGCTACTTCAAACCTGGATGCCATATCCGCGAGTGGCTTGAGAACTGCTCGGATATCGGAGTTAGAATGGCCATCGGTTTTTCCCAGGTATGCGGTTATGGGGTCGATAATGATTAGTTTACAATCGTCAAGTTTTTGTACTGCCCGTTCGATTGCCATGAGGTCGGTTACGAGGTTGACGAATGTCTCCTGCCCTTCGACGGTTTTAATCATGCTTATATGGTTTACTTTAGAGAAATCAGCCCCCATCGCTTCTAATCGTGGTTTAATAGTATCTTCAGGGTCATCTTCGGCGCTGAGCATGATAACGCTGCCGATATCGGATGTATTACCCCGTTCGCAGGGCCATCCCGAACCTGTTGATACTGTTGAAGCCATTGATATTGACACGAAGGACTTACCTAACCCTGGGTCGCCGGCTATGAGCGAGAGTTTACCGAGAGCGAACCGCTGGTCCCAAAGCCATTTAATTGGTTTAGAGACTACATCAGCGAAGTTTACCATAATACACTCGTTGTACTTAGCTGGCTCACCGGCTACTACTGGTGCTGTTGGCAGTGCCCGTGGCTTACCTTCCCCTGCTGTCATACCGCTCCGTATAGTCTTGCGAGCCTCCGCCTCACCCAACCCTGCATCCATAGCAGCCATGAGAAGCTCGTAGGAGGCCGCTGACGGGTCTAACCCATGAGAGCCGATAAGAGTTCCTAAAGTATGCGATGATGTATTGAGAACGTGGTTCCGTTCGCCGTGGACTGCTTGCCTGACGTTGCGACACTCACAGGATATGATATTTCTGAGATAAGGCTGGGTATTGGTTGGGCAGGGAGGGAGTTTCGGCTTCGGTGGCTTGAGTATATCCAGCAGTTCTTGGGGCAGATCAGCGATAGGCGTGCCGTTACTGGCCCACACGTACTCCCCGCCGTCGGGATGCTTTGAGCCTGGGAACACACACTGCCCACCCTCGCCCCTGGTATCAACATGGGCAGACAGCTTACCACTGGAGTTGCCCAGCTTAACATTGGTGTAGAAGTAGTGATGACTGCCGTTGTGGGTTGTGACAGTCATGGTTTCAGGGAGTTCAATAACACCACCCTCGTCCACGTCTACGATTAGAAGGTATTTACCCTTAGGTGCCGATACTGCCCCGCACCTCACGCCTACGTTACCTATCGCGGCGTAGTCCATGGCTTCAGAGAGATTGGCTTTGGGTGCTTTTTGCCAGCCGGTGAGGATGGGTACTTTTTGGTTTAAGGGTGTAAATCCAAAACCCATTTCATAGCCAATCCTGATGTTTTTCTTTAGTGTCGATTCTTCCATAATATTATTATACCTATTTCTTCGCTTCATGATTAATAAAAATCCTTACCTTACCTTACTGGAGCTTATTGCATCATCACGTATTTTATTCATCCTTCATATACCTCCAGGGTTCTTCGACCCACCGCTGGGCAGAGAGTGGATGATCGTTAGTTCCATACGGCATATACGCCTTCCCGTCCCGCACGGCTTGATAGTATCCTGCCCACCCGTTCGGGTCGTTTGGCATGGGGTATCCGGTGTTCCGCCAGGGGTCGTGGGACTGGCAGCCGGTCAGTAGTAGGATTATGATTATTGTTTTAAGTTTCATTCTATAATCCCATCAAATATGCCCATTTTGTCTTTTTCCTCCCGTATCCGCTTTTGTGATATTTCAACATAATCGGCGTTTAGCTCAATGCCGATGTAATCCCTATTGAATCTTTCGGCAATCATTCCTGTAGTCCCTGCGCCCGAAAATGGGTCGAGAACCGTGCCGCCTTCTGGGCATCCTGCTTTTATACATAAGGTCGGTAACTCTGGGGGGAATGTGGCAAAATGTGCCTCTTTGTATGGCTTGGTTGTTATTGTCCATACGGAGCGTTTATTGCGGTATCCGTCGCCTGCAATCCTGCTGTCTACGCCTCTACTCTGTCGATCTTTTATGCTCTGAGCGTGACATGCAACCTTGTCGTCTATGCCTGTGTTTTTCCCCCTTAATAATCCCAAATCCTTCCCCCCAACCGCATTCTCCCTTATCGCATCCGCATCATAATAATACTTAGCCGATTTAGTCAGCAGGAATATATATTCATGTGCTTTGGTGCATCTGTCGCGGACTGATTCCGGCATGGGGTTGGGTTTGTGCCAAATTATATCTTGACGCAAATACCAACCGTATGCCTGTAATTCCAACGCCACTCGCCATGGTATGCCGATCAAGTCTTTTTCTTTTAATCCTTTAAGTTTATTACCACGCCTACCGCATTTTTGCGGTAAATCTTGGCCGGTAGAACTTACTGTCTGCTTGGACATTGCCTGCCCTTTGCCCGGTCGGTAATTGTAATAACTATCGCCCAAATTCAGCCACAAAGTGCCGTCCTTTTTCAATACCCGATGCACCTGATCGAATACCATAATCAACGATCTAACATATTCATCAGGCGTGGCCTCTAGCCCCATCTGTCCATCTTCGCCATAATCCCTTAACCCGAAATAGGGTGGAGAGGTTACGCAGCAGTTCACTGACTCATCATCTAATATTCTCAACACGTCTAAACAGTCACCTTGTATAATTTTACTGTTGCTCATTCTATTCTCCTTCGGTATCCACCGTGTTATTTGTTTCGCATCCTGTCATTTCCCGTTTTACGCAAATAGGATCGTCGTTGTCATGAATCTTATTGTAGGTATCCGATAAGCCACATAGGAGAATCAGTAATAATATAAAATTGATAATTTCCATTATTCAGTATTCCTTAATGGTTCGATTTTACTCAAATAACACCGGCTGATCGTCCGCCTTTGCCGTCGCGTCACGATTTATCCACCATTGCCAGTATTCCTCTGGCGTGAAATCCATTCTATTGTCGGGTTTCCATGTTGCCTTAATTGCCCGTTCCCACGCCTTTGCTATTCGCGGCCATCGATTCATGTCTCTCTCGACTTCTCGACTCATTGGACACATCACGCAACCAAGGCGGGCAAAGCCCTCGTCATATAACTTACAATAATCTATCTGCTCTGAGCGGATATAATCCCACACGTCACTTGTGCGCCAGTCTATAATCACGTTGAGGAAATGTTTACCTCTGCCCCTCATGCACGGTTCTAACATTTTCCGTTTGCTTCGCCTGGCAGATTCGCCCCACCTTACGCCTGTGATAACGATTCGACCTTCGCCGCCACCTTCCTTCATGACTCGACAACAATAGCGGGCGTTCCGTCTGGGCGGCATCCCCTTCTTGCGTACCAAAGTCCACATTGTCATTTCGGGTTGTACTATTTCAACATCTGCCTGTTCTCGGACATGATAAACCAATTCGGGCGGATCGCAGGTTGTGTTATGGTAATGAGCCGTAAACTTCACGCCACTTTTGCGGGTCAAGTTTAATATCACGTCAGAATCTTTACCGCCGCTATAGGCTAAATAATAGCCGTCCGAGTGACGGTCTATTGCAGACCGCTCAAATTCCTGTAATCGACTAATGGCGATTTCTTCAAGTTGCCCAAATAACGTTTTCATATTATTCAGTATTCCTTAACGGTTCGATTCCAAAAGCTCTGGGTTCTGATAGATGTCGCCGATGACCACATAACCCGTATTGTCTGGCTTGTTCCCAAGAGAAGTGCCAATCGGATTAAATTGCTTAATTGCGTCCAAAAAGCCAAACATGCCCCACTGGAATATAACCTCTCGATTGAATGATTTTTGCGTACAACTCCAATGCCGTACTATATCCCCCTCCCAAATCTCCTGTTTGTTCTTGTCGAGCAGGCCGGTGAACTGCATAATGCGTAATTTTGTGTAAAAATCGCCCGTATAACTAATCATGCTTTCTATCTTTGAGTAATCTTTTAACCCAAAGAAACTCATTAACTTACTAAAGTTGTCCCATGCTCTGAATCTAATTACTCTACTCATTATCGGTTCCTTTCTCGCGGGGGAGGATTGTTAGGTCTCCTTTTGTATTTTAGCTTCTCTACAAATTCAGAATACTCACTATCAGCCGATTCCCAAGCCTCAAATTTTTTACTAAATATAGAAGTCCCTAAAATCGCTTCTCGGCCATACGAACCTAATATCACTTGTTCAAAACACGGTTCGCCATTCCCTCCAGTCAGCGTCCGTTTATAAAGCCTGACACCCATTAGTCTGCTATTACTGTTATAATGCCTTTGCACCACATATATCGTTGGTTTATTGCTCATCCTTAGCCAGTATAGGATTCTTCTATTCATGGCCATGCTCCTGTATTTTATCGCTGAGTATTGCGTTGTATTTTTCTTGACTGTGTAGATATCTGGCAACGGCCTTGTTGATTGCTTCTTGCTTATCCATCCAAGTGTCTACCGTTTCCATCCAAGCAAGCACCATGAGGCATATCCACACAAAGATTACGCTCAGAGTTAATAATTCAGTCATCATCTTCAACCTCCTTGAGTCGTTTAGCTATATCTTGATTAACTGATTCTTGATCTTCCTTACAACTATTAGCTTCTTTTTGGTATCGCCGAACTTCTAAAATAATGGCGAAAACTATAACCCATAACACCGCTATGTGCATTCCTATGTAAATCATCACACCCTCCTCAGCACGACGGCGGTTGGGTAGACGATGTTTTTGGACTCTGTTCCCATTGGTGCGGTACTCCACCAGTTAAAATCTATGCCTTCAACTTGTTGCATCGCTGGACATATCTTGCCAACATGTACGCGACTGACATTTTTACCATCACTTCTATAGTTATACAGCCCGCCGACGAAGTCTGACCGTCTCAATGCAGTATCAATAAACGTATCTCCAAAGACAGGATGCATATAACACAAATCGCCAGCAGATTCGGTTATCTCACAATACACCAGCCCGTCCTCTTTCGGTTGCTCGTAATCGGGGCGGAGACGGTATGTCATATCTTCACAAAGAGAGTCTGTGGGTGCTGGCCTCCATTGATTACCAATGAAAATTTCTAAATATCTTTGTTGTGAGTCGTTTAATATCGTACTCAACGCATCGCTCAGCAACCCCATTGGAATCTGATTATTCTTCAAAACGTCAATCTGTTCATTCGTCAGTCTCATTCTTCGCCACCTTTCTCTGTTGTATCTAAACATCTACCTATTTCATTGATTAGTCTATCTTGCTTTTCGGTTGAGCATTCAATATGCGGCAATGCCTCTGTTAATAATATCCGCAATTCCTTTGCCTCAAAGTAATATTTTTTATACAAGGCTTTATAGTCTTTCATCCTTCGCCACCTTCCTCTATCATTTTAAGAATCTCAACTTCACCTATTCTGTGAAATTTATTAGCTTCTTTGATTAATTCTGGTGTCCTATATTCGGGGGCAACACTTAACAAATGATATAATAATTGCCGTTTAATTTTTTTATCTAATATTACCGAACAACTCCCGCACCATAACGGCCAACAGCTAAAATCAATATTGGCTCCAATCAGATTAGCTCCAGTCAGATTAGCTCCACGCAGATCAGCTCCACGCAGATTAGCTTCACGCAGATCAGCTTCACGCAGATCAGCTCCACGCAGATCAGCTCCACTCAGATCAGCTTCACGCAGATTAGCTTCACGCAGATCAGCTCTACGCAGATCAGCTCCAATCAGATTAGCTCCACGCAGATTAGCTTCACTTAGATCAGCTTCACGCAGATCAGCTCCACTCAGATTAGCTCCACGCAGATCAGCTCTACGCAGATTAGCTTCACGCAGATCAGCCCACTTCCCGCCTTTGCCGATCAGCCAGACGGCGTGGTTTTTCAATATAAGATTAAGTTCTTTACTGGTCATCCTTATCTCCTTCCGCCATCAGTACGGGACGATAACTAGTAACTGTTTTTTGGTATTCCTCAACCTCTATCAGTTTTGGTTCAGAATATTCAAAAGGACCATCTTCTACGTTTTCATTGGAGCTTTGTTGCCAATCCATCTGGTAAGTTTTCCCTGTTCCTATGTGAAGAAATATTCCCGTGTAACAATCCATCCATCGTCTTTTTGTTACGATGTGCGATTCTAGTTCCATCCATCCGAAAAGCTCATGATATACTAATAACCTACCATCTTCTTTTGTTAGTTCCATCTTACTCACTTCCTTTCGTTTCGTTCTCCGCCATCAGCACGACGGCTATGATCTCGGCGGGGGAGAGTCCTGCAAGCCATTCGTTGACCAGACTTTTTTTGCGGCCCTATTCTCCAACGCCTTCCAGCCGTTCTCGCACGCTACCCGCCATTCTTTTGCATGTTGTATCAGTGGCGGCCCGTTCTGACTGTCAAGTAAATCCTTCAACGCTTTCCGCAACTCTTTTATTTGTTCGTCTTTAGTCATCTTGAATACCCTTCTTTCTCTAATGCGGCCCATACGTCATCAACGCTACGAGCTAATATATAAACGCCACCATATAAAACTATATTTCTTTCAAATATCTCCTGGTTCTCTGACTGTCGGCCCTTCGGTGTCTTAACTTCTATTTCCAACCTACGTCCATTGGGGGCAAGGAGGCCGCTTAAATCTGCCTGCCCGATCATCCCGAACCGGACGTATCTTCCGTGGGTTTTTACCTGACCCGTATTGTTCCTCCAACATAGCAACCACTCCGGTCCGCCCTTGCCCATGAACGTCCGGAGTATCTCGTTTTGTATCTGCTGTTCTGAAGGTTCTATTGATCCAGATGTTGACGTTATGGATTTTTTCATGACATTCCTGACAGTAGTATAATTTACGTAATCCTTTAAGGGTTACTTGAGTTAGGGTTACAGTTGCTTCATTTCGACATATACATTTCATTTATTCGTTCCAGCTTCCGTTCCGTCTTATCCTGATCGGACATAACCTTCCTCGGCCACACGCCGAAGATATTTTTATACTGATGACTCGCCCATCCATGTTTATAGTTTTTAGCCTTACGCAGCCGTTCGATCCCCCACCATATCTTCTTCTTATGCTCTATATCTCCGTCAGCGTCTGGTACTATCCCAGCATATATGCCGCCATATGGGTAGTAAACTTTAACATCCGTACCAAACCGTTCAAAGTATTTACGCTTCGCCCACATTGGCGGTTCACCAGACGCTACCCGCTGGGCATCAATCCAATCCCACCAGTCGGATTTATACTCATCACCTGTTTCGTCGAACTCCACCAACTCACCTGACGCTTGTCTAAGTAAATGCTTCTCTGGTATAAACGCATAATCGCATCCTGGGCAGTTATCCATTTTGGACTCTACCAGTAGATAGCAGTCGGGGCAGAGTTTAAGCCCCAGCGGTTCGCCTGGACGCTTGACGATTCCGCTGAGGCCGTACTCAATCTCTCTAGTAACTGACCCGTGGGTATGATGGTTCCCTGCATGGTCCAAGACGATGGCGCCGTCCTTACCTATCGCTGCCCGCATAATACGTCCAATCATCTGGCGATGTAGGCATAGCGAGGCGGTAGGACGGGCGATAATCGCACATTCAAGTTCCGGTAAGTCCCACCCTTCGGTGAGTACCATACAGTTACTTATAATCTGCGTATCGCCCGACCTGAGCCTTTCGAGCATGTCTTTTCTGATGTTTTTAGGAGTTTTCCCGTCGAGATGTTCTGCCCGAACACCTTGAGATAGAAACTTCTCAACTATATTACGACTATGCTCAATATCCACGGCGAAGCATACTGTTTTCATATCAAGAGCTTTGTCCTGCCATGTATCAATTATACTGCCCACTAACTGCGGGCGGTTGACTGCTACTGCCAGTTGTTTAACATTATAGTCTCCAGCCGTTTTTTTCACACCCTGGAGGCTTGGGCGTGACCGGCTGAAGACTTTTGGTTCGCATAAATATCCCTGTTCGATTAACTCCCTTACTGATATGGAATCAACGATAGTGCCAAAAAAATCACCCAGCCCCCGACCGTCAAGACGGAAGGGAGTAGCTGTCAGGCCGAGAACTGGGCAACCGCAAAGGGAAATTACTTGTTGATATAGCTTTCCTGGTGCATGATGGCACTCATCTACTATAACTAAATCTACATCCGGTACGTCACGATTAGCTAGGGATTGCACTGACGCTACTTGAATTGACCGTTCGGGTGTGAATGGCCTCCCTGCCATTATCACACCCGGTCGGGCGTGTTGGAACTGGATGAATGATCCAACAGCCTGGTCAATTAGTTCCGTTCTATGTGCTAACCATAATACTCGCTTACAATACATCGCTATCGCTGTCCCCATGACCGTCTTGCCCGATCCCGTTGGTGCTACTAGGATAGGATTGTCAGGTAGGCATGACAGGGTTTTGTTTATTGATGTTTTTTGGTATGGGCGTAGCATTATATCTCCGTTATAAAATAAATAATAAACTCCCGGCTAACCGTTAATCGCCGATTGCAGTTCACAATTAAGGAGTGGAGTCGAACCACCTTGGGTTAGGGACATATCTGCCTGCCCAGCGTGATGCCACGGGAGCTTATTAACTTTTTAATGGCCCATGTCGGGAATCGAACCAGACCAGCGCGCCAGCAGGGCCGTAATGCCCGCCTACACCGGCGGGCTATATATATGCCGTAAGCCTTAGCTACAAGACTTACAGTTAGTAGTTTCTAAATCATAGCAATCGGGACACGCCCAACTGCTACACCACGGACACAGCATCATACAAGGGTGGCAAGTCCACGACCCGCAATTATCACAGCGGAGCAGGTCGATGTCTTCCGTTTCGCAATGTTCACATTTAACCATCATTAGAACGGGGTATCTTCTGCTGCTACTTTGGGTTTGGGCTGATACTTATACTTAGCAGCCAGTTTTCGTAATGATGCAGGTTCCGGTGCCGTGCGTTCGTGAGGCGTAAAAGTATATAACTCCCACTTCGCTTGAGCCCTACCTTCATACGACTCTTCTTTACATTGCAACGTCACTGGCTCTGCCGATACTTCTGGTTTCTTGAAATCGCCGTTAAAACCAACGAAATCAAACCGTTCTTCAACCATCTCGGCGTACTTGGGCTTGGGGTCTTCTGGCAACCATATCGTCACCCGTCTACTAAATGGCTCTTCAAGGTCTACCCACTCGCCGTCGATTGCTTCTTGAGTAACCTTATAGGTTATGTCAAGACCAGACGAGCCGGTAGCTGCTGTATCCATCCCGCACGACTCTGCTATTCCTAAGTAAATTCCTGCTTTATCCATCTTATTCTACTCCTTTCAAGAGTTTCGTCCATAGTTCTGGAACATCTTTTTCAAATACAATGTCTTCTTCGATAGTTGACTTAGCTTCAAAGTGAGGCATAAGTGTAGTACGTATAATTCTAGCGGGTTCAGCTACAGCAGCCTTACCATCCGTTATGAACCGTTCGATTTCAAGGAAGAACAGGTGACGTATCCAGCCGATAAACTTGGAGCTTATATCACCCTTGCGTGGGTTGGGTAGTACCGGCATACTTGCAAGGTAATTCTCGCCACCAGCATTCGATACATTTGTGTCAACCGAATGTAAGATAACAACTACATGGTGAGTTCTGTTTAATGCGTCCATGTCACCTAAAAACTGCAAGAACGTATCAAATAAATGGCTATCACCTTCTGCCCATCCATAGCTTTTGAGATTGTCAACCTGATAGCCCTTGCTATTCTTAATGTTAGCTAGGGTCCACCTCTCGGCCAACTCCACTACTTCAGTTGCAGTGTCAATAACAACGGCATTATAAGTAGAGAGAAGTTCTTTATTCTGCAAAACACCACGAAGCCCGTCAAAATCTTCGATCTCATCCATTGAAATCCTGTCAACATCCAATTCGTCGGTGCCGTTATTTAGATCAATGAATAATGGATTAATGCCAACCAGCTTTAACTGCGCTGCCAGGGTAGACTTCCCAGTGCCGCCCTTACCGTGAATAGCTACCTTAAAGAACCCAGTCTTGCGACCGCTTGTTATCTTAATATCTTTTCTAATCTTCGGCTCACTCTTAGGCTTGGCCGCTTTACCTGTAACTGATGCTGCGGGGGGGGGTGGTTTAACCATTATTGTTCGTTCCCTTCAACTAATTCCTGGTGGACATCATCCACAATTTCAAAACCTTCCGGTACGTTCGATTCAAAATCGAAACACGCAGTACACGGATCAAAGTACATACATTTACCGAACACTTTGCATGATCGGGTATTACGTGGGTAGCGATTATGTTTATGACATTCACGCATTATCTGCATATGCTGCCACAGGTCGAATCGAGCTTCTTCAATGTCAGAGGCGAGGCGGGGTATATCTTTACGTTGATAATACCAGTGGGGGTCAGCGAAGATTGCTTCTGTTACTCGTTCACCGTATTCGGGGGGGGTTTCCTGACGGGTAAGAATCTTACTGTCACCTGATGATGCTTGTTTCCACGTGCCGTTCTTATTCTCAACACGTTCACCTGTCTCGCTGTCGATAACCTGCTTCAGTCCTTCGTCGTCTAATACAGGCACCTGCTTGGGCCGTATCAATGGCTTACGAATAACATTATACATAACAGACTCAACATCATAGCCCATATCCAATGCCGCCATGAAGTATATTGATATCTGCCCATCAATGCGGAGTACCTTCCAGTAATCGGAGTCGGGCGATATATCCTCAGATGTAGTTTTATTCTCAAGGATTAATAACTTGTTAGTATTAATAATCCCATCGGTCTTACCAGCTACGCTATGGGTAATAGACTTCCGACCAGTAGCAGGGTTGATTATGGGCAGGTCAAACTTCAGCTCAGAGGCGATAACCTCAAAGCAGTCATCCTGGTATCGCCACATATATCCCAGCAGCAGCCGTGATATAACCTCACGTTCAATCAGCCAGTTGTACATCCACTCCTCGCGGTCGGGCATGGTGGCATCATACTGGTCTAAGACGTACTGAACGACCTGTTCACCCGTCTCAGTGGGGTGAGTATTAATACGGTCGATACCCTCATGGATAGCCGAACCGATCCTAAAGTAATCAGCAGTTCGTTTCGGTCTCAGTCCCTTGACATACGCAAGGTACCACTTCTTCGGACATGATCCGAACGTCTGTATCTCTGAGTTGGTTATTTTCTTTTCCATCTGACGGCTTCCCTTTTCTAAAATATCCAAGCCCCAGGCCAATTAGAAAATTAACCTTAGCTTGCATGGTAGTTAGTTCGGCTGGTAACTTAGCCGATTCAATCTCTTTTACGTATTCACTTGCTATTCTTATAGGTTTCATATGCTTTAATATTACTCCATAAAAATACCCCTGTCAACAAAAATTATACTTTTTTTATACAAATTGTTTACAGGGGTGTGTAAGTGCTTGTTATTCTATAACTTATTAACTGCTCTGGCTCTGATTTTTCCTTCTTGGAAGGATCGTTCTTTGCCTGATTTGGCACCGCCAGCTTTACGGCCAGTGGTTTGCGAGTCGTTTTTGAGGGTAGAATATGCTTTGGTTCTCTTGATTTGATCTATTAAAGTCTGCGGGTCGGTGGGCTTAATCCACCAGCCAGCGAAGTAAGCGTACAGGGCATCTTCAATAGTTCTCTTACCCTGGCCTGCTTCAATAAACTTCTTAGCATCTGCTCCGAGGATATCGAGAATGGCTCGTTTAAGGGCTTTAATACTACCCGCCTTAGCCACATGTTTAGCCTCCAGAGCGTCAGGAAATGCGGTCATACCAAAAATAGCTGTACCCGGTGCCTTTAGGAACGGGTTCAATGACTGGATAACCTTATTAACTGGTGCTTTAGCGATAATCTTAGCTGCTTCCATAGCAAACTCACCTTGTGGTATGAATCCAGCATCTCTACGCCATTGCAGGGCAGCTAGTTCAGGAGCGTCAAACCATTCAGCGAAGTCAGATAGGGCTGTTTGGCCCCAAAGGGTTTTATTACCGATATTAATATGAGGAGTACCTCTTTTCCAAAATGCCAACGACTCTTCTTTATTCCTTGCCTCTTCGTCACGATTATTCCACCAATGGGCCGCAGCGTATCCCGCCAGAACTCTCACTGCCCACTTAGCCATATTCAAGCCGGCGACGACAGCTACCTTTTTACCGGCCTTCTTACCTTCAGCGGTACCTTCTTTAGTAGCGTTTATGAGCACCCTGGGCCAGAATGTCGCGTTTTTCTTCATCCATGAATAGAACGGGATAGCACCATTTCGCAGTACATTATTCTCCCACGGAGTGAAGTCGCCATAATCCACCATAGTCTCTCTGGATAGCTTAGCTGCCGCTCGTTCTGGATTAACTTCAGCTATAGCATTAATATCCGCCTCATCGCCAGCCCAATGACGTAGCTTATTACCGGCTTTAATATTTTCTAGTGTCTCCAGGTATAATGCCATCCTCAATACATCTTCCCGGAACTGGGTTAGGTTTTGCTCCAGTGTGCCGACAAACGATGCCGCTTTGAATGGTGCAGTCATGACGAACTTAGTTGCGTCTTTAAACCCTTTAGGGGTTGTTATATTTTTGAACCGTTCAAATTCCTTTATTTTGGACACGTCACCCATTTCATGCCATAATGACGTACCAATAGTACCGTATTTAACGGCACCCTTAAACTCAGGGCTATCCTTCTTCATAAGATGCTCAATAGCTTTAGGGACCAACAACGCCGCTCTCATATGGCCTGAAGCGTTAAATCTCTCTAAATCGCCAAGCTGGTTACGGGAATTATATCGTAAGGGGTTGATCCGTAGATACCATCGTTTAATAGCCAATACAGCCGGTTTAGTAAACGACTCCACCATCATATTACTAACATGATTTACAGGCAGATCATCTAGTTGGGCAGCAATATCAGCGGGAATGAATATCCCACTTCGCTTACCCATTACAAGTGCGTCCCGTATAGCTGACCGGGGTATCTCCAATGTATCGCCCATCTCGCCACCGTTAGCCTCAACTATGGAGTTAATAACAGCTTCGTCCACCGTCTTGGCATGATATACTAGATTAGGGCGTTTAGTCCACCATTCAGCGTAACCCTTGAGCCTGGCCATATCTGCGGTAGTCCTAAAGTGTTTGCCTAACTGTTCATTAATGAATTTCTTCCGGTCGGAGATAGCCTTGAATACTCCTCTGGCAGATAATGCGGCTTCAGTCTGTAACTTAGCTTCAGCGGCAAGCTCGGCCATTGTGATATCTTTGTTATCTATATCCTTGAGTTTAGCAAATTTGGACATATGTATTGCTATTCTCTGGCGGAACGGGCGGGTAGGGTCGAGTTCGTTTAGTTCGCCTATCCATTCTTTCCTCATTGCTCTTTCGTCAGATTTTTGGGCGTTACCACCTTCTAACGACTCAGCGACCTTGCCTTCCAGTTCGCGTATGCGTTTAACCATATCCTTACCGCCAACCAGTATCTCAAAATTCTTATCCTTAGCGGCCTGCTTAAACTCAGCGGTTTTATCATGATACTCAGCTATCTCTATTTGAGCATCCTCAATGGCGTTATCGGCGTAAATGTCAGACAATGCCTGCACCTCAACTGATAGGTAGTTAGTGGAGATATCCTTAATATTTTCTATCCTGCCGGTTTTATAAACGCGATAGGGTTCCTTCAGGCTTTTCCTGCCGCCTTTGAATATTTTGATACTATCCATATAGTCTAAGACGAAGTGGCGGATATATGTTTTATTATCATACCCTTCTTGATCTAATACACCACGATCCAGTAGGTCTTTACCTACATCGTCCCACAACTTCTGCCTGGCTTCAAATGCTTTCTTAACTGACGGAGTTAGGGCAATCTCCCCGTCCAGCCGTTTATTCTCTGCTTCCCACTGTTCGACGGTTATGCCTCTCGCTACCGACCGTTCCAAGTTAGCTTCATATAACTGATCCTGAGCAAACACCTTACGACGAAGTAGTTCTAAGCCAGCTTTATCTAAAGCCTGAACCGATCCGTCACCGTTCAGGAAGTCAATAATATCCCTTATCGCCTGCTCCTTAGCTGCCCGCTGAATCTCTGGCAACGTCCTAATTATGTCTCTAGCGAGTGCGTTAGCGGGTGTTCTGATTATGTGGGGAGTATTTACAAACCTTTCGCGTATCCCGCCTTTAATTTTGAAAACTATCTCACTAGCCTTATTCCTCATATCGTTGGGGGCTATATTGGTTTCTTCAAATAACCCCTCTATCTCAGCGTCAGGCGACTTAATCTTATCCATCGTGAGGCGTGGCACCTGTTTTTTGCCTTTAGGTCTACCCTTACCTGGTAGTGCTGCGAATCCGCCTGGGCCATCTATATCTTCTTCAGTTGTGGGATCGGGAGTGAACAGATCGCCTTCGTCGGGCTTTGATTCAGGAGCTTTCTTTTTGATTGGCGCTGGTTTCTTTTTAGTTACTCCAGATTCAAACAGCTTACTCTGTCCCTCAATATCACCAGCTTCATTAACCTCATCTTTAGTCTTATCAGTTTTGAAGTCTTCTATATCTAGGAACTCTTTTTGTTCACCTGTAGCACCTTCTTTAGCCAATGACTGATCGAATAAATCTAAATCTACTTCGCCGGTTTGGGCTTCTTCAAGTCCACCGAAGATGTCGTCAACGATTTCTCCTGAGTCGGCACGGAGGATTTCTTCTTCAACTGAAAGCGGTTGTGCCACTGTCTCCGCATCTCCTTCGCCAAGTCCTGTAGTTCCTTGCTCATCTCTATACTCCTGTATGAATTTCATTGCACCTGGGCCTGCGTCTGACATATTTAAATCAGGCTCACCCTCTATAATATTATTTAACACCTGACCTATATGATGATCCTGCATTAATGGGTTCTTACGCTGTTGTGCTTTTAAGTTCAATAGATGATCGTTTATCTTCTGTTTTTTCGACCGTTCTGGAGCAGGATTACGAACAAACGCATCCTCGCCCAACTCGGCTCTAACTTCAGCTATAGCCTTCTTGGGCGCCAGCCAGTAGTTCTCACCCTTAGTATTCGTAATTTCCCATACCTCATCGGTCTTGACTTTTAGAGCTTTAATAACGGCAGGCAAGCGAGTGGGCAGTCTATCCAACTCCTGCCGCCCTCTCATCCCTATCTTCGTCCTGTCAGCCGTTCCTTTAGGCATAAGTAGATTAGTGCCGGTGTCAACGAGTTTAGGTAACGCTACCCACTTCTTTTCTATAAAGGTATATGAACTCTTCTTAGCCGGGACAGGTTTAGCAATATTACGAGCAGACTTAACGGCTTCATTAAATGCTTTTCTCGCAGCAGCTTTGGTTGGGAATGACTTAACTGTAATAGTCTCGCCTGAATCAATATCAAACGTCCTAATGGATGGGCCTTTATGCCCTTTGAATATCTTAAATTCAATACCATCAACTACTTTAATGGTTTCGCCTTTGCGGAAGGCTTCGATTTTATCGGTTTTCTGGCTCACTTCCGGCGATTTCTGATCCACAACGGGCTTTGTAGTTGCCTGTATAGCGGACTGTGTTGGTTTTTTGTCCGGCGTGGTGGTGACTGGGTCAGCCACTTCAGGTCGCTTTAGGTCACTTTGGGTCACTTTAGGGGCAGTTTTGGTCGGTTTAGTGGTGAATTCCCTAACTGGCGTTAATTGGTTTATATCAAAAACAGCCGTAGTTTTACCTAGCATAACATCATCTTGATAAGACAAACTGTCATAACCCAATTCTTTAAGCTGTGGAATTAAAACTTTGTCCCATGCTTCTTGAGTGTGCGGTTTAGTATTAACCCACCATCCCAGTGTAGATTGATTTTTTACCTGTCTGAACATAGCATCGTTGATAATCTTTGATGCTTCTGGATCACCTTCAGAAGATAGTTTGGACAAGACCCCTAAAGCCTTATTATCAGTTATACTTAAAGTGTTTTTAGCATCAGCCTTTAATACTTGAACTTGAGATAATTCCTCTTCTACCTGTCCTGACTCAAAAGCATCCATCGCTTCTTCTTCGCTCGCGAAAGTACCTCCTCTAATAAACGCCGCCGCCGCATCTTTATTCTCAGTAAGATTAATTAAGCCTGTAGTCCTTTTAGGGCCAGACTCGCCTCGGAAAAATATCTTATCTCCTTCTTTAGCCGTAGGTACTAAATCCCCCACCCCAGCCGCATCAGCTTTAATTACTTCCTGTGGTGTTGTCTCTGATGGCTGGGGGGCGGGGGGTTGTATTGTGATATCAGCTATCCGCTTAGCGTTGTTTACGGTATTCTTAAATTCTTTTTTAGCGACACTGGCAGATGGATGGTGGATAATCCCTATCACTTCGCCGCTTTCAACATCGCGGGCTTGTATGCCATGTCCCGTAGCATCTTTAATTAAAGTATATTCAGTTCCAGATATAACCTCTGTCTTGCCTAGTGACACCTGCACTGGTTCAGTTTCAGTTGGTTCTGTTTTTACCCCATCGGCAAGATCGGAATCAATTTGTCTCTGCTTCTCTAGCGATGCCTGCCGCCGCTCAGCAGCACCCTTGCTCCGCAGATTCTTTTTCTGTTGTTTAGTTAGCTTCGGTTGTTTTTGAGTCTGTTCGTCTATAGTCTGCTGTGCCATAGCCTGTAAATCTTCAGTCTCAGTGGCGCGTTGCTCTTGAGCGAGATTAAAGTCGCGTTTCAAGTCTTCAACAACACCTACGGGTTGGGTTATGTCAGCTAGACTGGTTAATGCTCTCCGTTGACCTGTCTCAAATTCTTGCTGGAATTGCTTTCTCTTCTGACTATTTTGAGCTATATTAAACGCATCAACCGTTTGTTTAACCCGTTCACCTTGCTGATCCAGTTTTTGCCCATGTTCCACTATCTCTGTCGGACCACCAGACAGTCCACCAACTAAGTATCCTGAAGCCATGGAATTTACAATCTGGCTAACTTCTTCGTCAGTAAACCAATCAGCGTTTCTCTCAACTACTCGCATAGCGGCTATGTTTATTATAGCCTGGCCACCTTCGGTTAATGATTCAAAGCCTCCCTGTATAGCCATACCTGTTGTTGTTTTTTTAATATACCCCATAGCCGTAAGCTCTTTCACGACTGCGTTTTGAAATGCTTTTTTAGTTCCTGTTTTTTTAAGTAAGCGATTAATGGGTAGTAATTCTAAAGCACCAGCAATAGTGCCAAAGGTCGTTGACACCCAAGGAGCCGTTTCACCTGTCTTTTTATATATATTTAAGTATATATCACCCGTCTCCATCATGGAAGCGACTGCAAAACCACCCGCAGGACCAACAACGGTACTAGCACCTATAATAGAGGCGAGGACAGGTATTTGTTGTCCGATTACGCCATTAGCCCAACTGATCGCATCAACTGGGTTTTTAATATCTTCTACCGATGGAACCCTTGCTCTTAATTCTTCATGAGGTACAAACTTAGCAGCCTTGCCTATCCAAAAATCTCTAACTTTGCCTAAATATTCTTGCTCAGGCAAACCAAGTCCTTCAATAGTATCTTTCATTATGGCTGCCGCATTTGACATATTAGCCATAGCTCCGCTGCCTATTCCTATCGTACCACTTACTACGCCTTTAGCTAATTCGGTACCCGAAGCAACCCTGGCACTAGGTTCAAACGGGTCAGACATGCCAGCGAATAACCCACCAGCCGAAGTCGGGCCAAGCTCCTGTACTAATTCTTCTTTACGTTTTTCGGGAGTAAATGACTGTGAATCTTGTGTTAAAAAACCACCGACACCCTCTGGTGATTCCAATGGCTTTCGCTGTGAAAAATCATTTATAGCGTTGGGTACCAAACCACCTTCAATAATACTTTGTAGATTTTTAATGTTTTGTGGGACAAACTTCTCGTTAGCTACTTCTGGCTCATCAAACACCTCACCGCCGCCAAAATCAAACTCAGCATTGGATGGATCATCCTTGCCAGCTATAAATGATTCTGCCGAACCTGGTAGGATGGAGGCGGGGGCTGGGGGTAAAACATTGCTAGCAGTAGACGTAGGTTCAAAATCAGCAACCGACAGTCCAGACGTTTTAGGCTCAAAATCATCTACCGACAGTTTAAGAGACTTCGATTCAAAATCTTCAACAGTTAGCATATTAACTCCCAAGTGTATCTATAAATGCTTGTTTTTCTTCTCTAGTAGCGTTTGGATTCTGCGATATGAACGCATCATATTTAGCCTGCTGGACAGGGGTAACGCCAGTTGCTTGTTTCTTTATGGGAGCCACTACTCCTACATTTTCTTCTTCAGATGGCTCATCACCTTCAAAGCTACCGCTAGCCTTCTTCCTGATATCATCATTAGCACGCTGAAGCTCACCCTTCCTCTGTGCTAAACGATTGAGAGCAGAGCTGGATAGATATTCAGGATCAGTTACGGTTTTTCCTCTCGACGCTTCTACCTTATCTTCAATGTCATTTATATTACTTAGGTTATCCCTGAAAGCGGTATGACCTAAAGCTAATGACTCCTTGGACATGCCGCCACCGCTACCACCCCGTCTGACTTTCGCTATATCCATCTTGTTCTTTTGCACCAAAGCATCATGGGAAGCAATAGCATCCGCTCTCATCTTATAGAAGTTCAGGTTATTATCTTCTGGGGTAGCTAGTGGATTCTGTTCTATATCTGGAGTTCTCCCTGCAAACTCTCTCAGGGTTTTATTATTATTTAAGCCGAAATTAACAATAGCATTGTCAATTACGCTATTTCCTTCTTGTCCTATCTTCTTCTTTGTTATAATATTGGTTATTTGGTTCTGTGCCTGGACTGGCGTTTTACCGTCTGGGTCCATTATACTCATACCCTGGCTTAAAAATCCAAAATACTTCTTCTGATCTGCGGGGGACAGGGTTTGTCCGTGAGCGAGCATCATTGGCAATACTTTATTAAACTCTGCATTTTGTTTCATCTTGAGTTCATACTGCCTCCTTGTTTCCGCTTCTCTTAATTTACGTTCATTCTCGGAAGCAATTAACGCATCTTCACGATTCCTATCCTCAGTTCTCTGAGAATCTTCACGTTTATTCTCATGC